TCTGGTTGATTGAAACCATTGCTTCGGCGTTCGGTAAAAAGAAAGTATAATTAACTGCCGGGCAAGTCATAGGACAAGCCCGGCGAAAGGACAAGATGCGAAATGAACAAGCACGACTTAGAGCCAACCTTTTGGGTTTACTGTTTATTGTCTTTTCTGCTTTTATTGTTGGTTGCCGGACTTGTCCCGCCAGCGTAGACACGAATAAAACCGATACCCTCCAAACAGAGATTGCGCAAACACAAACCGACTTGACCGCAACGGGGAAAGATACGGAAAACACTATAACTATTATCAAGACTATTACCGATGACGCGAAAGACTCGGGAGAGATACCGAAAGAAAAAGTAGTGACCCTGATTAAATATATCGACCAATCGGCGGCGCAGATCAAAGCGCATAACGAAATCATAGCCGGTCTAAACAAGCAGATCACAGCCTACAATAAATCACGAATCAGTGATAATCTTTCCGCGTCGCTCATCATTGCCGACAAGGAAAACAAGTACCATGCTGAAAAGAACAAAGCATCTGGGCTGTTAAAATGGGCGCTGATTGCGTCATTTATCGCGCTGGTACTGGCTTGCATATTATGGCTACCGAAGCTGTTAAAGTTTATTATTTAACATTGAGTTAAGCTGTCCGTAGGATCATATTGAACTTGTTGTTGGGCGTTGCCGGGTGCGGCTGGCAACGCCATCCAATGTGTCCACCCAGGATCGCCCCAAACAGTGCTGGTTGACTCCCCCTCTTGTGACAACTCCGTCCCGCCGTCGTCCCACCACGATAGACCATCCCATAAGCAAATATCTATGTTTACACCGCCAACTAAGGCCCTCTTTGATGGGCCATATGCAAGCACTTGTTTATTGATTGGTGGCATTTGTGCTTTACAATCTATCCATTGCATAAAATCCTCCCGGCAACTTGGTTGCCTGTCCGTGTAAATCGCCAGATTTATGCGGCTGGCAATCCTCCCAACATCATTTATACAGTTCCGTATAATATGCCTACCCAGTAACTATGAATTAACAGCGCGTGATATTCTTGCGTTATCTCTTTTTAAGGCTTTTGAATATTCAATATTCCGAATTCTTTTTAGGTTCGCACGAAAAGCCTTGCCAATTTCGTACCCTATATTTTTAGCTCCATACCGGCTTTCGGCTTCTAATAACTCATCATCCTCAAGTCTAATAACGAACGTACGCGACATTAAAACCTCCTTTAATGTAGTTTTACCAATTAAGCTATACAAGCCAATTAGACTTGAAAAGACTTAAATATATCAATATGTAAATCATATATCATAAAACACACAATGTCAAACAAATAACAATAATCTCGCAAGTGTATAATAAATCATACACAATCAACCAAGCTAATTAAGTAAAAATATATTAAAAAATATGTTTTAAGTGTTGACAATAATATAATTATGGGTTATTCTGATTATATCAGGGGGAAGAAATGGACTATCAAATATTTGAAGCATTGAAAATGGTTGCACCTCCGGGATCGCAATATGCCGAACAGGAAGCAATCGAGGAAGAAGCGGAGGAAGATACCGACGGCGTGCCTGACGGGTACGATTATACCAATCGGGCTACCGGCTGGTACAACTTTTCAAGAGAGTTCTTTTGACCTTAATCGCCCAACTATGGGCTGACCCGACAATCCGCGTAGTGTTAGTGATAACCTGTGCGGCTCTGGTAGGGTATATAATCTGCGATATTTTAGAAGGGGGAAACGATGTTTAATTACGAGGGATGCAAGGGAGAAAAGGCGAAATCATTCGGCGGCGGGTATGTGTGGATGATAACATACGAAGATGGCAGTCACGACATGGCGGGTTCGCTTGCTATGGCAATGATGCTCTGCCGGAAGGACTTGCGCCGTGCGTAATCCGTTAACGCTTTTCGCACAGCATATCTTGTTTACACTGGCGCTTGCTATCAGCATGGTAGCTGGTATCTGGGCAATAATTGACAGCTTAGGAGGCTTTTGATGAGCGAATCTTACGAGAAAATGCGACACCCGCCGGAGTGTGTTCTCCGGGAAATCAAGGGCGGCAGACTTAACGGAAAAACCGATATTAACCCGCAATGGCGTTATGAGATAATGGACGCTGTTTTTGGCGCTTGCGGTATCGGCTGGAAGTATGAAATCGTCAGGCTATGGACAGAACCAGCTCCCGCCGGACAGGTTATGTGCTTTTCTGAAATAAAGGTTTATACCAAAACCGGCGACAAATGGAGCGACGCAATCCCAGGTATTGGCGGCTCGATGCTTATCGAACAGGAATCAAAAGGCGTTCACGTTTCAGACGAAGGGTTCAAGATGGCGACAACCGACGCGCTTTCGGTAGCACTGAAAATGCTGGGGGTTGCGGCTGATATTTATTCCGGGCATACGAACGGTTCAAAATATAAGGACGTTGTACCGGATACCGAAAACGAATACGAGACAATCAAAAAGGCACTGCTTGACTATATCAATGCCGGAACTTTTGAGCATCCCGAGAACGTCAAGGCGGCTATCGACTCCAAAAATCTTGTGAACATGAGAAAGGCTCTCGCCGTCGCAAAGGGGAAATAATGCCTAAAATGTACGAAATCACAGCAGACTATGACCGTCTGTCAAACATGGACATGGAAACCGACGGCGACGTTGAAGCGTTCCTTTCGCTCATGAAAGAACTCGAAGGGACGTTTGACCAGAAAGCCGAAAACTATTGCAAGTTGATTCGGAACCTCGAAGCCGACGCGGAGGCATACAAAGTTGAAAAGGACAGGCTGGCGAAAAAGCAGAAGTCTATTGAAAACCGTGTAGATGAAATAAAGAAGTATTTGCAGTATGAAGCAAGTAAGATCATCGAAACCGGAACCAGTCGAAAGGTAGGGCTGTTTACTTTGGCTATTCGAAACAATCCTGAAAAACTGGAAGTCATTGACGAAGCGTATATACCGGATATTTTCAAAAAGGTTTATACGGAACTTGATAAGGAAATGATAAAAGAATCTTTGAAAATCGGGACAGATGTTCCGGGCGCGCGGCTGGTTAGTGGAACTAGCTTGAGAATATCGTAAAGGGGTTTTATTATGGACGAAAGAAAGATTGTTAGGACAAACAGGGCAGGCGCGTTTTTTGGCAAGATCGAAAAGAAAGACGGTAACACCGTCACGCTTTTAAACGCTCGCCGGTTATGGTATTGGGAAGGGGCAGCAAGCCTTTCAGAACTCGCGCAGTATGGTACGGCAAACGGTAGCGGCTGCAAGTTTCCCTGTGTTGTCGATGAAGTCGAGCTATTCGAAGTACTCGAAATACTGTCGGTGACAAACGAAGCCGCCGCGTCAATCGACGGGGTGAAAGAATGGAAGCGAAGATAAAAAGATTTTTGGCTGGATCTGGAGCTGGATCTGGATATGGAGCTGGAGCTGGAGATGGATCTGGAGTTGGAGATGGAGCTGGAGATGGAGCTGGATATGGATCTGGAGATGGAGCTGGATATGGATCTGGAGCTGGAGATGGAGCTGGAGATGGAGCTGGAGCTGGATATGGAGCTGGAGCTGGAGCTGGAGCTGGAGCTGGAGCTGGATATGGATCTAGAGCTGGATATGGAGCTGGAGCTGGAGATGGATCTGGAGCTGGAGCTGGAGCTGGAGCTGGAGATGGATCTGGATCTGGAGCTGGAGCTGGATATGGATCTAGAGCTGGAGATGGAGAAAAACTCACTCGCCTGCATGGCTCGCTCGTTTATTATATAGACGGAATCCCTTGCATTTTTGAATCCGTGCATGATACATGGGCGGCAGTTTTAGTTATCAACCGTGAAGATTTTACAACAAAAAAAGCTGTTATCGCGAAACTTGACGGATATTTTGCGCATGGCGAAACCGTCAAAGAAGCTTTCGCCGCCGTAACCGAAAAAGTCATGAATAATATGGATTTTGACGAAAAGAAAAAAACCTTTTTTGAAAAGTTCCCGTCGATGAGTGAAGAATACCAAACAATGGATTTTTACTCATGGCATAACGTTTTGACAGGTTCTTGCGATATGGGACGAAGAATGTTCGCGCGAGAAAAAAACATCGACCTTGACGGAACTATGACCGTCAAGCAATTCTTTGAACTTACAAAGTCGGCATACGGCGGGGAAAGAATCAAAGAACTAGAATCAATGTATGAGGGGTAATTATGGCAGATATCAATCATGTGCTTTTAATCGGACGACTGACCAGAGACGCGGAATTGAAATATACTTCGGGCGGCATGGCAGTTTGCAAGTTCGCTATCGCCGTAAACAAACGGCGCAAACAGGGCGATCAGTGGGTTGAAGAATGTTCCTTCTTTGACATCGTAGCATGGGGAAAGACCGGCGAGGCGTTGAACCAGTACCTTGTCAAAGGCAAACAGGTTGCCATTGAAGGCGAACTTCATCAGAACCGATGGGAACAGGACGGACAATCGCGTTCTAAGATCGAGATTAACGCGAACAATATCCAGTTACTGGGCGGCAATGACAAGGCAAGCTCACCGGAAACACCGATGAAGAAACCGGCTATGCCGTCGGACAATGCGCCGATTGACGTAGACTTCAAGCGCCGGGACCAACCAGAACTTGACGAGTCAGTACCAACAGACTTCCCGGACGACATACCATTTTGATAACGTTCACCGCGTTCTTTCGGGTTAAGCTTGGATATATCACTATCAGGCTCCCGGAAGATTACGAAGAGTACGTCCAGATACTAGGCGAGAAGTGCAAGACCGGACAGATGACGATCAGCCTTTCAAAGCCTAGAAAGCCTCGGACAACCGGCGAGGGGTCGCAATCTCATCATCTTAACGGTCATATCCAGCAGATAGCAAACGGGATCGGTGACAGCTTTGAAGATGTAAAATTGGCTATAAAGTTCGAGGCAAGATCGGCAGGGTATCCGGGGCGAGAGATTGCGGGACACTGGATGCCGCAACATGAGACAGACTGCGATACGGTAGAGTGTGGAATCCTTATCGAAACCGCTCACCGCGTCGCGGCTTTTTTGAACATCAAACTAATCGAAGGGGTTGAAGATGGCAACGCTTACTAAAATTACAACAAAGGGATATTCTATCAACCGTAAAGTCGGAACCGATAAAAACGGGTGCCCTCGAATAAACCTTGT